GGGAGACGGCCGATGACGCTCCCGCTTTTATCAATCGCACTCCCCGCTTCACTCCCCCCGCTCGGTCTCGGTCAGCGAGGTCTTCCTCTGCGATGCGCTGGCGAGCTTGGCCAGCTCCTCCGCGGCGAAGCTCCGCGCCATGTCACACCTCCCCTCATGGTCCGCGTTGGCCCACCGTTGAGGCCAGTCACCTCCTCCCCCTGGATAGTAATCCCAGCGCCCCTCCAGGCGCTCGATGACCACTGAAGCTCCCACCGCCATCGCGGTAATGTTGTCCTTCGGTGTCTCCGCCTTGAGCGTGGCCAGGGCCTCCGCTCCTGCGAGCGTGATGACGGGGACGAGGACGAAACACGGATGGTCAGGGCTTTCGGGGGTAAAGGTAGCCTCATCGACACGATCAGCATCGAGGCTGGCGTAAATTTTCTCACGGCGCTTGAAGTAGTTCACTGTCAGGTCGCGTCCCTGTAAAAGGTGATGGCGAAAACGCCAGGGTTCGTCGGGGTAACATCGACGAAAAGACCATTCTGGGTTTGAGGGGGACCCGCATCGGAGGCGTAGTCAAACAACTGCGCGGGGGACTCACCCACCTCGGGGTCCCCGTCAGTGGCATCCTCGGGGTATTTGACCTCCACCTCCAGCTCGTACACGCGCCGCTTCCCCGCATCGGTGTGGTTCACGCCGACGATCTGAACGTAGCAGTTGACCGCGAAGAATGTAGCAGCGCCACCCGCGTCGTTCTGGTCAATCTTGAACCTGAACTCAAGGGGGGTCGCGTCGCGTCGCAGTGCATACGGGTCGAATGCGCTGGTGTCGTTAAGCTGCCCCTCCTCGATGATGATGGTCCCCGTGACAGGGCCAGCGCCCGCCAGGCGGTTCCGTTGCGCGCCGAGGCCCCTCTGTTCCTCGGGCTCCATGTTGCCATTGAATGACGCACTGACGATCTGGAAGTTCCCCGATGGGAACCCTGGGTCACCTCCACCGTACACGTCATCATTCGTGAGGTTCACGAGCTCCACCGTGGACACGCCGCGGTTCGCCACGAAGGGCTTGTCAGTGTAGTACGTGACCGCCTTCGTCTCCGACAGGAAGCCCTGATATGTCTCGCTCTCGGTGGCCGCCACAGTCGCGAGGCCGCTGGTCAGGTTCAGTTTGACCCGCTCGCCATCAATGATGGACAGCTCCCATCCTGCGCGCGCTCCGCGGGCCTGGAGTCTGTTGGCGTCAGCCCCATCGGCGGTGTACTCGTAGGCCTCAAACGAGATGGACTCATGAGCCGTGGACTGGAGGATGTAGAGGGCCACATCCTCGGTGACCGTACTGAAGAGGTCACGGGCGAAGCCACACGAGCGAAGCCACACATCGGGGTGAGGCGGCGTCAGGGCACTCGCGGCGAATCCATCGGGAAGCGCCATCTCCGTCGACCCGCTCCAGGTGATGCGCGTGGGACCTTCCACCGACCGCACCCCATGACGCTCGGGAGCCAGCGGCATACGCTGGATGTTGTCGCTGGCATACTGCCATTCAATTTCCTCGAAGAAGACAGCGTCAGCGCTGGACAGGGACTCCTTCGTCCCGCTTGTGGTTTCGACCTTGGCGAGCACCTTGCCGATGGCCGGGATGATGAGCTTGCTTTCACTCATTAGAGACCCCTTGCGTCCAGGACGCGCATTGTGATGGTGAATCGAGAATTGTATGCATACCGCGCGGGGTCCCTCCTGTCATACGGGACGGGGTCCATCGCGGTCGGTGTGATGTTATAGGCGCTGGAGGCGGTGGACGCGCAGAGGTATCGGCGTAAGCAATAGCTGGCGATCTGCTCCAGGAGCCCCGCCGTCTGCCACCCAGCGTCCTCGGGAGTCGGCGCGGGGTCACTGCCAGAGGAGGCCAGGACGAACCCCTTCACCCCGCATAGGATGGTGAGCTCATAATCCTGGTCCTCCACTGCCAGCGCCGCGGTCCTCCTTGCCTCGCCGACCTTGCGTGCGGACAGGAGGACATACTGGGTCGCCTGGACTGGGATGCGGTCCCCCTGCGAGACGTACACATTCCGCCCGTTGAGGGTCGCGCCATCCTGGCGTGCATCGGGCAGATAATCCGTCACGCCCTCCCCTGACACCGCGGCCCTCGCCGTATTGAAGTTGTCACGGATGACAGCCTTCGCGGCCTTGAGGAGCGTATAGTGACCTTGATTGATGACGATGGCCATGACCTCCCCCTTAGTATGTCCGCACGCCGCTAATCATCAGGCGGCTGACGAGGAGGGTGCCGATGGCCCGCTCCACCGCGCGGGGGTCAGGGTCAGGGAGGTCCTGATACTTCGCATAATGGACCTTGGACCGCACCTGGATGGAATTGCCGATGACCACCACTTCATGGAAGGGGTCCGTCGTCGACGTGAGGGACTTGCGCAGGGGTCCACCGTGACGACCGTATTTGTCCGTGTAAGGCTTCCCCTCATAAAAGGGGATGTCATCCTCCTGACGCTGGAACTCACGGGTCACGGCGCGGTCCACCGTGTTGACGAAATCCTCATCAAGCTCCGTGGACAATCGGCTGACGGCCCTGGCGAATGCGGTGTGTCCCTTGATGGTCATCAGAACTCGAAGCCTCCCTCATCAACCCCGAGGAGGTTTGACCTACCATCAAACTGTCGGCGCGCGCGCTTCGCGGTCAGGGTCGTGGACAATCCCAGGTCCGCGAAGCGGGTCCTCGGGGAGCTCACACTGGAGGTGTCTGTCACCCTCCCGAGAGCCCTGGCGGGGTCAGTCATCAGGAGTTCGAGCTGCGCGGTCATGTCCTCCAGGAGGGCACGAGTGTCCGCGTCGATGGTCGTGGGATGGTGACTGGCCCGGAGGATGGGAGGGAGACACGCCGCGACGACCAGACGCTGTGCATTGAAATATTCAATGCTGGAGGTGTCGCTGGCGATGTCAGCGCAGGTCCCGCTCCCGAAGGCCCCATCGATGAGACCATTGACGCGCGCCGCCTCTGCGTTGATGAGGGTGGTCGCGCGTGTGGTCGTGAGGAGGATGCCCGTCCCGCTGTCAATGATGATCTGCGGGAGGCTTGCTAATATCCTGTCGGCATCGACGCCGAATGTCTGGACTGCCGCCATCGGCTTCCTCCTCGGTGTATGGAGACCTCCAGGACATGAATGGGGGTATGCCCTGGAGGTCAGGGAGACGTGAGTCGGGTCACGTCAAATCGAATCAGGCCTTAAAGATGCCGACAGCGGCGGGAGGTCCGGCAGTGGTCTCGGCCTGCATGAAGAAGCCGAGGTCACTGGCAGGACCAGCGGCCGCGCCGCGAGGCGAATAGATGGTGTACCCGCAGCGACCCCAGAACTCTTGCACCTGCTTGCGCTCATCGAGGAACTGGTCCACGCGGGGGTCCTGGGAGGAGGCGTACACGAGGCACCCGTCAGGGGCATCGTTGGTCAGCTCGCTGCGCAAGTCGAAGGACGCGCCGCGGGTGTCAAACAGACCGAAGAACAGGACCGCGCTGGCGTTGGTCTGGTTGAACGTCTCCACGATGGACGCAGTCGCGCCGAGGGCCGCGCTGTTCACAAGGTTGTCGAAGACATAGGTCTTGCAACCGTGGAGGGAGGAGAACCGGCTGATGAAGTCCGCGCGGGGGAGGCCGCTGGCCACTGCCGAACCGCTGCCGCCACCCGTGTATGAGGGGTGCGACGCGAGGACGCTGGCGACCTTGCCTGACATGTAGCAGCGGAGCTCCATCCCAGCGAAGTTGCTGTATGGACGCAGGAGGACCAACTGGTTCTCGATGTCGCGGACGGGGTTCTGGTTCGCGTAGTCGGAGGGCTGGTCCAGGCCTTCACCGGCAGTCCCCGAGAATCCGAAGGACTGGAACAGGGAGGCGTTGGTCATCGCGGCCGCGATGTCCGCATCCAGGCTCTGGTACGTCTTCGAGAGCTGGATGGGAACGATGTTGTTCTCCAGGTCAGCGAAGCGGTGCTCCATCGTCTGACCGCGGCGCATCGGGCGGACGATGCTCTGGGTCGAGCGGATTCGGACGGTGAAGGACACCGCGGACTCCGCCAGGGTGTTCGGAGCGGGCGGGTCGATGCCAGGGCTCCAGTCGCGGAGGTTGGTCCCCTCCAGGAGGGCGTTGGACAGGCTGGCGAGGTCATAGTCGGTTTTGTTCGACCGACCGGTGAAGCGGTCCAGGCAAAGCGCCTTCGGCATCGTGGAGATGGCGAAGTTACCGAGGTTGGACTGCACGAAGGACTTACTGACGCGGTTGATATCGACGTCAGTCACGGCGTATGGGATTGTCATGTCACTTCTCCTTGTCGTGTGACGTCATCAGGCGATGCGGCCCTTGTAGTTATAGATCACGATGCGGCCACGCGCTCCGGCGTCGATCTGGCTCACAGCACCGTCCACGGGCTCGGGGCAGTAGTAGCCAGGGATGAAAGCGCCAGGTGTGGCAGCGGCGACGGCCTTACCATCCGCCCCGACCTCGACTTCGGTGTACGGCTGCACGGTCCCGCCGAAATCGACGAGGGCGTAACCGTCGATGCCCACAAGCAGCTCGTCACCATCCGCAGCGGCAGGAGCGAGGGCAACGCCCAGGGCCAGCTCCGTTGCACCGGCTTCGGCGGCCTTGGTCGGATCAACCGCATCAAGCTTGACGAAGCGGTAAGCAGGGATGGCACCGGCAGCGATGGCCAGCACGGAGTTCGTCTTGTCACTCATGATAGTGTCCTCCTCAGACGTTGCGGGCCATCGCGGCGCGCTTCAGTTCCTTGTAAATCTGATAGGCCTTGATCTGGTCACCTTCGCTCATCTCAATGGCCTTCGCTTCAATCTCATCATCGGTCAGGGCCGCGGCGTCCGCTTCAACGGGTGCGGCGACTTCCGCGAGGCGCACCGCCCAGGGGTTGCTCGGTGCGGGCTCCGAAGCCTTCACGACCGGCGCAACCTCGGCGGGGGTCGCTTCCGCCAGGATGGCCCCAACGCGCTCCTGGTCCTGACGCCAGACATCGAAGATGAGGGCGGCGAGGCCAGGGGTCCAGGTCAGGGATGAGGGCTGCACCTGCTCGAAGATCGCGCGGTCACGCTGGGAGCGCAGCTCCTCCAGCTCCTCCTTCATCGCCACGACAGCGGCGTCCTCCTGGACCTCACTCATGTCGGCGTGGTCACCCTCCAGGTCAGCGGCATCATCCGCCTCCTCCTCGGGCATCTCCGCCAGGGCTTTCTCCATGAGTTCCTTGAGCTCCGCGAGCTCGCCCAGGGCCGTCGCCATCTTCTCGACTTTGGCCTCAAGGATGTCCAGGCGGTCCTCGCCCTTGTCCTTATCGTCCATCATCTCGGGCGACTTCTCGTCATAATGATCGGGCATGTCGCCCTCCTTGTGCTCGGCTCCCAGGACATGCGAATCGCCAGGAGACAGGTTTTTCTGATGAGGCGCGGCCACGAGGGACGCCTCCCGCAGTGCGAAACTAAATTTACGCCCTCGGTCATCCTCGACGGGACCGAAGGCGGGAGACAGGTATTTAATGCGACCCTGGCGAATCTTGTCCTCCGCGTCAGGGTCAGCGAAGGCGACCGCGGCGATGAGGCTGTCCTTCCCATCGATGGTGTGTCGCTGGAGCTTGAGGATGTCCCCGTGTCGCTCCCCATCGCGGTCATGCTCTCGCAGGAGGGGCGCGGTGTAGTCACCCTTGAGGAGCTGACGGTATTCGGAGACCCGCTCATCGAGCCAGTCCCCATCCACCTTGTACTCGGACCCCTTGTATACGAATCCAGGGGACTGCGCGAGGAGGACCCACCGCACGAGACGGCCTCCTGGGTCCTTCGGTTTAGGTGGCAGTCCAGGCAATGTCAGGACAAGTCCGCTCCTCATCGGTCACCCTCCAGGCGTCGAATCTGCCGCGCGGCCCACTCCGCGACCTCGGTCCCTCGGCGCGCTCCCCACAATCCCAGGGCTTGCTTGGACTTCGGGACATGCCCCTGTTCATCCCTGGCGGGAGCTGCGTCAGCGGTCCCAGCGGCGCGGTTCACATAGTCGCGGATGCGCTTGAGGGTGGTCACGCTGAGGGGTCGATTCGCGGCGAGGTCCCTGGCCCTTGCAATCCCGACAGGAGTCCCCGCGCGCTTGCTCGGAGGAGCTGCCGCCCTGGCCTCAAGCGCCCACTTCGCGGCGCGGCGCATCGAGGCCGATGGCCTGACGGTGTCCTCCGCTTGTCGCGTCGATTGCGGGTGGTCCTTCGGGAGGAGGTCCAGGTCGGTGTTGTATGCCTTCTTCCGCTGACCAGTCTTGAGGAGCTTGAGGAAGGCGTTCACCCTCCCCATCGACCACTGGTTACGGGTCATCCCAGGACGGTGCGAGGCACTGAAGGCCCCCGCGCCGCGTCGATAAACGGCCTTGAGGGTGCCGATGTCCACGCGCCGCTTCCCCTTGAGGGCGTCCACCTTGTTGCGCAGTGCTTTCTCCGTGGCCGCGTCAATCTCGATGCCACCCCTCGTCGTCGATGCACTCCCGCGGGGGTTCCTCCTGGAGCCCGTGATGCGGTCCTTCTTCGGTGCGGGGGTCTTAGCGGCAGACATCGACGCAGCTCCTCCTGATCGCTTGATGTACGGGTAAAACCCCTTCACCCAGAAGTGGAGGAAGCGACCCTTGCTGTCGGCGGCGAGGATGCTGTTCAGGACATCGCCCGCACCCTTGTAGTCATAGACCCCGCCGCTCTTGAACATGACCCGCAGGTCATCCTTGCGTTTAGTCTTGATGCGACCAACGCTGTCCAGGTTAGAGCTCGTCACGGGTGTCAATGGAACTGCCATCGCTTGCCTCAAAGTGACCACGGAGTCGGTTTATATCTAGGACGGGAGGAGGCCATCGTCAAGTGAACCCTCATCCCTCCTCATCGACGACACCTTGAGCGAGGTCGTTTTCCTTGAGGAGCTGCGCCTCAATCTGCGGTGTCGGTGTGATGAATCCGGCGTTCTTGAGGGTGGCCAGGGTGGTCGCGCGCTTGTTGTTGTCTTTCTCCTCCACGACGGCGTGCGCGACGTTGGGTGTGAAACACAACCCCATCCGCGCGTCCATCGGAAAATTCAGCATGATGAACCTTCGGAGGAGGCGCTCCGCGGCGCGTGCTGGGAGGTCCGCCAGGGCATCGTAACTGTCCCGCGCCTCCCCGCTTGCATCGGTGCGCGCGGCGTAGCTCCCAGTCCCCTGGAGGGACATGAGCTGGTGGACGTTGCCGAGGGCATGACCGATCTGGCGGTCCAGGTGGTCAATCTGAGGACCGAGGTCAGGGATGGCATCCGATGGCCTGACAATCTCCAGCTTGTGACCTCCAGGAGGGAAGACGATGTGCGCGACGTGCTCCGCGGTCCGCTCATTCAACTGTGTCTCGATGCGGTCGATGGCGTCCTCGGTGAGGGGTCGCTGAGCGTCCTGGGTCACCACCGCGACACCCAGGGCATTGACCTCGGTGGCCAATGCCTGGAGTTGGATGGCCTTTTGTTTCATGCGGATGAGCTGCGCACACGCGCGGAGGATGGACCGCCCCTCTAGGTCACCCTTGGATGCGGGGAGGTGAGCGACGTGTAACAGCTTCTCCCAGGGGATGACCTTGTATCCCTGACCTGCGTCACCATAGGTGTCAATCTGGTCATACGTCTCCTGGACGATGGCCACCATCCCACTGTCCGGATTGCCCTTGAACACCCACTCATCGACGGTCCACGGCATGATGGCGAAGGGGAGCTCGGGAATGAGGTAGTTTCGCGCGACGCCGTTGGTGGAGATACGCTCCACCGTCGCCGTGAGCTCCCCGAGATAGAACCCGCTGATGAGGGAGAATTGGAGGACATCCGCGATGAAGTCTGACCACACCCTATCCACGCCCACCGCGGTCCACCTGGACCAGATGCGGGAGGCGAAGTCATAGTGACGGTCCAGGGCGGCCTCGGCGGCGGCGTTCCCCTTGAGGTACGTCGGCAGTGATGGCCGCTCAATGCGCCACGGCGCGGCGCTGATGGCGCTGATGACCTGTTGCACCGCGGACCGCACGAGGGGCTCGGTCGTGGCCAGTCGCCAGAACTCCCCCACGTCACCACTCCTCCCCCTGGCCCTCATCGGCTTGAACGTCGCCGTGGGTTCGAGCTCCTGACGTCCTATCTGGAAGGGGATGCCGTTGCGCGTCGCGCGGTGTAGCCAGTCCGATGGCTCCACGACAAGGGAGACCCCGCGATAGGTGGCCACCTGGGAGCCATCCTCGGCGAGGGTCACGGGGATTGTCTTCGTCGTCACCATTCAACTGTCCTCCTACTTCGACGGCGGTCAGATGCCGTCTGCACTCGCACCCGCTGACCGATGCTCCCGATGGTCATCCCGAGGGCCCCACTCGCCGCGTCGATGAGGTCATCGTGCGCGCCATGAGGGAAGGTCACCGCCTGACCCACGAAGGCCTCTGCATGAGGGCCATCCTTGACCCATACCTTCCCCTGCTCGCCACGAGCCGCCAGGGGCGCGGCGCGCGTCGCCTTGTCCCTGGATGGCTTGATGGAGCGAAGTCCTGACGCGACCATCGAGGGCTCCTGGACCAGCTCCGCGAAGGCGATCTCGAATCCCGCGATGGTCTCCACTCCCACGATAGTGTCAGGCTCCGATGCGGCCGTGTCAATGATGCGTCGCTTGATGCTAGGCCAGGGCTCCCGTCCTTGCCAGATGCCATCGATGACCACCTGCGCGTCAGCGGTCACCGTGACACGCGCCGTCGCCGTGAAGTCTGATGAGGTCTTCGTGGACACCGCGAGGTCCCAGAAACGATAGCGCTTCCCCGAGGAGGGAGGGGGGAGGTCATCGGCGCGTATCGGCAACCATGACCGCTTGAACAGGCCACCCGACAGGTCCACGAATCGCCCCTCCAGCTCCTGCGCGGCGAGCTCCGTGGTGTACCGTCCCTCGACGAATTGATAGAAGTCATCGGGGAGGGCGGCGTTGTCCCGCGTCGATGCGTGGTGAACCCCCGTCGATTCATCCCTGGATAGGTCGTGAAGCCAGTTGAAACCCTTCGGGGTGGTCGTACACCAGATGCGTCCAGGAGCCAGACGCAGGCGACCCACGAGGATCTCGAAGGCCTCCGAGGACTTTATCATCGCGGCCTCATCAATCCATATCGCACCCAAGTTCGGACCACGCAGGCGGTCAGGCTCCGTCGCGGTCCTCCATAGGACCTGAGTCCCGTTGATGAGCTCCGTGACCAACTCCGCGCGCTTGTGGCTCTGGACCAGTGGCCGCGCCGCTTCCATGAAGGCGGGGAGGGTGGCGTCCTTGAGGACACGATACGTGGGAGCCACGACCATGACCCGCGTCCCCGCAGGCTGGCGGATGACCTCGATGGCCCCCGCCCACGTCTTCCCGCTCCCGATGCCACCCACGAACAGGCGGACGCGGGAGGGGTCGGTGAGGAAGGCCCGTTGGACACCATGAGGCTCGCAGATGAGGCGCGCCATCACTCACCCTCCCTGTCCACGAGGTCCACGACGATCTCCTCATGCTTGTCGCTCTCGGGAGACCTCAACGCCCACCGTCCAGGTCGGCGACGCTCAAGCCACCACGCCGCGGCCTGCCATGTCCCATTGTTCGCGGCGCGTTGGATGAGGGCAACATTGCGGACCTCGGCGTCAGCCTCTGCCTTTTTAATGGCGTCCCTGAACTCCCGATAGATGCCAGTCTCCTCGGTCTGACCCCTATCAAGCCATCGGTACAGCGTCGAGGTCCCGATGCCAGCGTAGTCCGCGGACGCGGCGCGGGTGTTCCCTGCGCGGAGGGCTTCGCACATCCTGTCCTGACGGTCCTTGGTCAGCTTGCTCTGACGGCCCACGTCATCCCTCCTCTATCAGCTCGGGAGTCAGCCCCATGTCTGCGAATCGTTCGAGCTGGATGGCAAGATATGCGGGGCTGAGTTCCATCCCCAGGGCGACCCGCCCCTCCTGCTCTGAGGCGATGGCCGTGGTCCCACTCCCCATGAAGGGGTCATACACCACGTCCCCAGGGTCAGTGTAGGCCTTGATAAAGAAGGCCGGGAGGGCGACGGGGAAGGCGGCGGAGTGGCCGATGGCTCCTGTTTTACTTGTTCGGATAGCGATTACGTTGCCAGGATAAACCTTGCCCTCCCCGTAATCAATAAAACTGCTCGCTCCTTGCAATCCTTGGATTTTAGCAGAGCACGCATGATCCTGTCCGCTTGAGCGCTTCCCGCTGCGAATCTTGCGGTCGCTCAAGTGCATGACATTCTCAAATCGATACTTGCATTTATTTCCTGCGGTGAAATGAAAGACAGGCTCCCAGTCATTTCGAAGACGTTCGCCAAAAGTCCCAGGAGATCCGGTCTTTTTCCAAATCAGCTCATCAATAAAGCGCCATCCCCAGGACCTCACATGAGCGATGGTTAACTCCTTGATGTAAAGGACACGCTGTTTGTCCTCACAATGCTCCTTGATATTCACGAACCATGACCCATCATCCGCGAGGTGACGTTTAACGCCATCCTGGACCTTATCAAACCAGTTCACATATTCATTAGAGCGTATCGGCTTGAATCCGCTCTCCTCATCATACTTGCGTTGCGATGCGTAGGGAGGGGAGGTGAAGGCGAGATTGACCTTGACACCACCCACGAGGCGCTTGAGGTCTTCCTCGTCACGACAGTCACCACACATCAAGCGATGCGCGCCGACCTTCCATATCTGACCCCTGGAGGTCTTCCACTTCACCTCCAGCTCCTTCGCCTTGTCGATGGCGGGAGCGGGAGCGTCATCACTGTCACCTTCACCCTCCTCGCCATCGATCAACCCCGCCAGGAGCTCATCGAAGTCTTCCTCATTGTATCCCGTCCCCAGGAGACCCCCGTCATCCTGGAGGCCCTGGAGGAGGCTGGCGAGGACGGCCTCATCATACCCTCCCAGCTCCGCAGTCCGGTTGTCCGCGGCGAGGATGCGCTTCTCCTCCGCTTCTCCTACATCCACCCACACCACGGGTATCTCGGGGAGCTCCAGCATTTTCGCCGCCATCCAGCGGTGGTTACCCGCCAGGATGTACCCAGTCCGCTTGTTCGCCACAACGGCCCCATAGAACCCATTCACGTCCACGCTGGCCTTGATGGCGTCCAGGTCGCCGCGGCGCGGGTTGCGCGGGTGAGGCTTCACCGCATCCAGCGGCAGGACCTCATATCCGTCATTAATCTGTCGTGGGTAGCCTTGAGGCTTGTCCTGTGTCATCGCTCCTCCTTGTCGTTAAAATGCCCACTGGCCTTGTTGTGTGCAACCTTCCCCCTCCTCCAGCGCCATCGGCGGCGGAGGATGGCGAGGTGTCCCGCGGCGATGCAATAGACCCCGAATCCAGTGAACATCATGAGCACCGTCACTGACCCCACGAGGTCTATCGCTTGCGCCTTCCATGTCTTCGGTCGTTCAACCATCCTTCACCTCCAGGAGCTCCCTGGCCTCCTTGAGTCGTCGAAGCATCGCCATCGAGAGCATGACCGCACACCGCGCCTCCTCCAGCTCCTCGGGGGTCCTGGCGGTCCTGACCCACTTCCTATCAATGGCCTGGAGTCTTCGACGCGCCGCGCTCACCTCCCCGATGAAGGCGAGGAGGAGGTCTTCTTTCGTTGGTTTGTTCATGGCGCGACCCCCTCCGCGCTCTCGGCCTCGGCCTTGTCGGCGGCGTCGTTGAGTACCCGCGCCAGTTGACGCGCTTGCTCCGGCGTCAAGTTTGCGCAGGCGTGGACACCGACGAGGCCAGATCCGTCATGGTATCGCCATACCTGCGCGGAAGCGTAGCCTCCTCCCGCGATCCCCGCTTGTCTCCAAGTCCCATAATCCCAGCCCTTATCGGTGCCGACGCTGAAAGCGCCGGGCTCTTCTGTCCATCTGCTCATGACCTCCCCCCGATGCCTGCGAACCTTGTTTGACTTCCGATCCAGGTCGCGCGCGCCCTCCCGCATCGACCATGACGGTTCTTTAGAACCAGGACCTCGGCCTCATCCTGGGAGGCCTCTGCGTCATAGTATGCCTCCCGATAGAGACCCAGGACCACATCGGCGTCCTGTTCGATGTCTCCCGACTCCTTGAGGTCAGACATCATCGGTCGCTTGTCCGTCCTGGACTCGCATGACCTATTGAGCTGCGACAGGAGGACGACAGGGCACTTGTGTTGCTTGGCGATGGACTTGCACGCCCACGACCCTTGCCCCACCCGCTCCGCGCGGTTCGCGGTCCCCGTGTCAGGTGAGGACAGTCGCTGAAGATAGTCCACGGCCACGAGGGAGGGGCGGCCGTGCTTGTTGGCGAAGGCCCTGACCCTGGCCTTGAGCTCCGCGGGGGTCACATCGGCCGCGTCATCGATGTGAAGGGGGAGGGAGGCGAGGCGCTTGCAAGCGTGAGCGAGGCGATCCCAATGGTCTCCCTGGAGTCTCCAGGCCTCTCGAAGGAGGCCAGCGTCCAGGCGGGCCGTCAGGGCGAGGGCGCGCTCCGCGAGGTCATCGGCGGACATCTCCAGGGATGCGACATAGACGGGTCCACGCAGCGCGGCGTGGAGGCATAGCTGGAGCATCATGGCGGTCTTCCCCATCCCAGGACGCGCGGCGAGGATGTAAAGGCGCGCGGGAGACAGGGCGGTGATCATGGCGTCCAGCTCCTCCAGGCCTGACGTGAGTCCTTCGGGGGTCTCGCTGGATGACCGCGCTTCGAGCTGCGTGACGACATCTCCCAGGACATCCTTGATGGCCCGCTCGCTTTTCCTGGGAGGGGTCGCATCATCCAGGACCTCCTCCAGGCGGGAGGTCAGCGTCGCAGGGTCAGCTCCAGGTTGCGCGCACCCCTCGGCAAGTGACAGGGCGGCGAGGTGGAGGTCACGGAGGCGAGCCTTCGTCCTGATGACCCCTGCGTGATGCGCGGCGTGTGTCGGCATCGCACCCGCCAGGGAGCTCCAGGAGGCCAGCTCCCGAAGCCACTCGGGGCGGACCGCGCCGCTGGCCTGGAGGTGTTGCCAGAGGGTCACCTCGTCGATGGGGGTCTCCTCGGCGCGGAGCATCACCATCGACCGCCAGGATTGCCGATGGAGCTGGACCGAGAAGTCGGTCACCTTGAGGCCATCGCTGACCAGCTGGTCAATCTGGTCAGGGTCAGCGAGGAGCGCACCCAGGAGGGCGGCCTCCGCGTCAGCGGATGCGATGCGGTGTAAGTCGGTCATGAGGTCTCCTTGAGGGATGC